CTTGTCTTGCCCACCTATTCCAATCCCATTTCTTCCAAGCTCGAGCGGCTCCAAATTCCTGTGGACGAACTGCAACAGTATCTTGGTCACAGAATTTACTCACGAATGCATCGAACAAAGGATCCAAAGGCATTGACTTCCATCCCCTGGCGACCGCTGCCAGATGGTCCTGCAATGCAATCAAATTCACAGAGGCATCGAGAGTGGAAAACCCCTTCCATCCGAATTTTACAAAACGAGATGGTAAGGGCAACCAAACCCACATTGGCGCCCGATCAACCTCATGCGCCCAATATCCTTTGTGAAATGTCCCACATCCTTTGTCCATGCGCGAAACCTTGACATCAAAGCCAACTGCATTAAAGAAAAACCGCACCGCCTCTTCTGTAAGTTCATCCAAAATAAGACAACACGTGATTGCAGTTCCACCAACGGCTCCACTATTAAAACACGTAGTTTCACCTTGGCCGGTTTGCAACCACATTCCATGCTGCTTATAGAAGGGCGTCGAGCTTTCCATATTGCCTTTGATGCTCTTTAGCAACCATGCATCTTCGTATCCGTACACGCACTGAGAAAAAGCACTGAAGATTGCAAAAGTAACATCATTTTGACTTTGATCACACTTGGAAATATCTAGTTCAATCTCAAATTCCGTTAGGAGTTTCCTTTCTTGACTCCAACCCGCACACACCATCAAAATATCATCGCCTCCCACGATGATATGGACGGTAGAGCGAAACTCAGGAGAAGGAATATACTGTTCCACATCATTCCTCCATTCAGTCTTCTCTTGAGGATCCATAGCCCCACCGTAAGTCAACGTCACCAAGCGATCTCCGAAGCTCCAAGCCAAAAACTTGCGTGCATCGAGCACACGAGAAAAGTTTTGTAAGGCCGAGCGATTACTCCAAAAGATCAGCGAACTGGCGTTGTGTATTAAGCGAGGCTTTGCATCCAAGAGAAGTTCATCGCTCTTGACAAAGCAGGTTGTAGATTCCAGATCTGCGGGGAAAAGAGTTTGCAAATTGCGATAGTCGCCCAATCGCTTTGCCCTGTTCGCCATATCCTTAGTCATTTCCCAAGCGAGTTCATAAGTGGTCTCCAAAAAGGTGGCCTCAAGAAAACGGCAGGTGTCAAAACAGTAAGAGGAAGGAGCCAAACTGTTCTCACCAACGAGGAAACTAATGAAATGGCGGGTCCGGCTTGCGTTATAGAGAGTATCCGTACGCTGATTAAAATCCTTGGAATCATAGCCCCATTTACGCAAAGAAAGTAAGGCATGCACAAGAATTTCCTTCGTTTTCGTTAAAGCATTAACTCGAGCAAAACGAAAAACTGGGTTCTTCTTGTGTATCTTTGCAAAATGTTTCCACAAACCAGGAACCGGACTGTAAGGCGGAGTAGGACCAAGACGATTAACCGCGACACTCCAATTCATAGCATCACATGGGAAGGGACTATAAATAGGCCACCCGAAATCAAAATATCCAATGAAGCCGGGCTCTTTAGTCTCATCTGTGAAAATGCTATTGGGA